CTTTTTGGAAGGAGTGAAGAGAGTTGGGGAGGGCATCAACGGCATCGGAGTAATTGAAAGGTTGGGCACCATATACCTTGTAGAGGAGTTCACCACCGGTATAGGCAGCGCAGTAGTCAACATTGGCATCGGGTTGGACAACCCATACAAGTTCTTTACAGGGGTGATTGAAGTTGAGTTTGATCTTGTTAGAGGAAGAACCAACGGATTCATCACCAGTGAATTGAAGTTGTTCAATGAGGTATTCGTGGGGGTTTTGGGCCATTCTGCGACGTTCATCGGTATCAAGGAAGATATAATCAACGTAAAGGGAAGCAGCAACAAGAGATTGGTTGTAAGCAGTTGTTACTTGTTGGTTACCGGATGTGGAAACAAGGTCTTTCATCGCCCATAAGCATTCGTCAATGGGGCGAAGGTCAAGGTTGATCTTGACTTCGTGGTATTGAAGGGCAATAAGGGGAAGGGCGAGGCCGGGGTTACGGCAGTACCAGAATTGAAGAGGAACATAAAGAGTTGTTTCGGGTAAAGCGTTGCGAGGAGCACAAACATTGACGGGGGCATTACCACCGCAAGGTCCGTTAACATCGGCGAAGGAAGGGTCAGTTAAGTAAGTAAGTTGTGTTGTGTTACCGACCATCTTGAAGTATCCGCGTTGTTGTTCGGCGGAAAGAGTAAGTTGGCACCAGATGTGCATCCAGTCACCATATTGACGATCAATTCTTTGACCACCAATTTCTACTTCAACTTGGGATACAAGTTGATGACCGGGGAAATCTAACCAGCGAGCGTGAACAGCACCAGATGCGTTCATGTTTTGGTCAATTTGAGGAAGAGTTACTTGGAGGTAAGTGCGGTAAGCAAGATCACCATTACGGCTGATTGTGCAAGTTACACGGCGGCCGAAATCGGCTTGTCCATTGAAAGTTTGTTCAATAGATTCCATCGCAAAATTTGTGTATCTGCGATATGTTACTTTCCAGAAGGTAATCTGAGGATTACCAGTAAGATATACGTCTTGAGCGCCATAGGCTACGAGTTGCATGAGTCCACCTCCCATAATATTATATTATACCTTAAGATAAAAATTTTGCTAAAAACAATTAAATAAACAATTAATTTATAAAATGAAAAATATTAATAATAAAAAATATATATTTTTGTTACTATTGTTAGTGTAAAATTAAATTTTTACAAATGAATTCTTGTAAGTAAGTGTCAGTGAAAACTTCTCTTTTATTTTGATGTTTTTTCTTAAATACATAATAATCTTCATTTTTAGAAATGGACCATCCATTATTTAGAGCATTGTATAAAAATACCATTTTTTTGTATTCAAAATTATTTATATCAATATAATTATTCTTTTCCATTAAATTAATTATAAAAAATAATATAACAAATTAAACATAAAACAATTAAATATATATTAATATTTACTTTATGCCTTCTTTTAAACCAAAAACAAATAAAAAAGTAATAGTGGATGAAATAAAAGCAGCAACATTAGATACAAAGCATAATGAAATGTTAGATTTATTTAAAATAAATGATGATGAAATAATACCAGAAATAAATGAAAAGATAGAGTCATTGCAAATAGTAATAAATAATAAAGAAATAAATTTGGAAGAAAAAAAAGATATGAGAGAAAAAGTATTATATTTAAAAAAGAAAAAGAATAAATTATTAGAAACAAAAAAAAGGTATTACTTAGATAATTCAAAATATATTTTTGATTATTTTGAAGATAAAAAGAATATAAGTTCAAATGAAAATATATCGTCAAATGTAAATACTTTAAATAAATTTTTTTGTGTAAAAAATGAAGAAAATAATGAAGAGCATAAAGATAAAATAAATAATGTAAAAAAATATTTTACAAATTTAAGTGATTCATTTTTACATATAGATGATTACACTTTTATAGATTCAAAATGTAATTTTTGTAAAAAAGGAGAATTAATACCAGTAGATGATGAAGGTATAATGGTATGTAATAATTGTTATAAAAATGTGCCATTTGTAATAGAAAGTGAAAAATCTTCTTACAAAGAACCACCAAAAGAAGTATGTTTTTATGCATATAAAAGAATAAATCATTTTCGTGAAATATTGGCACAATTTCAAGCAAAAGAAACAACCCAAATACCAGATAATGTAGTTGATGAAATAAAAAATCAAATAAAAAAAGAAAGAATAGAATTAAAAAATTTGACAAATGGCAAAGCAAAGGAAATATTGAAAAAATTAGGACATAATAAGTATTACGAACATATACCATTTATTAAAGATATAATTGGAATAAAACCTCCAATAATGACACCAGAATTAGAAGATACGTTATGTAATTTATTTATGGAAATACAAGGACCTTATGCAAAATTTTGCCCTGAAGATCGCGTAAATTTTTTGAATTACTATTATACTGTATATAAATTATGTGAATTATTAGATCAAACACAATTTTTACCTTATTTCCCAATGTTAAAAGATCGTGAAAAGAAAATGGAACAAGATGTAATATGGAAAAAAATATGTAATGAATTAGAATGGGAATTTGTGCCAACCATTTGATATGCGTTATATTATTGTATATTTACTAGAATCTAAATATTTGCTAAAATAATCAATAATTTCCATAACTTCGTGACCATAATATTCCATTATTATATTATTAATGGGGTCAATAAATATTGGGGTTAAAGCATTAAATATTGCTTTTTTTTTAAATTTACTATATAATGATATATATGCTCTAAGCTTCACATTCTCAAAATATAATGTTTTCCAAAAGATATATAAATTAGTTTTTTTAATATATTTTTCAGAATTATAATACCTTTTTTCATAATGTTGTGTCATATAACTATTAGTAATACGTTCATTTATAATGAATAAAGTATTATCAACTTTTTGAAAATATTTTTTTAACTTATTTTCTAGTTTATAATCAATATTAAGTTCCTCTATATTTCTTTTAAAACAAAATTCTGTCATACTCATTTTGAATGTTTAATATTAAATCTATTAATAAATTAAATATTAAAGTCAATTTTAAAAAAAATGATTTGTTAATTGTTTATCTTCCCATAGGGAACCCTACTAAATTAGCACCAATACCTAAACCAGCACCATTTCTAGCAGATACACCCATAGAAGGAATGTATGTATCAAGAATACTAAATGTGGCAGCAGCGGTTAAAGAAATAAGAGCAATTTCTTCAAGTTTTAAACTTTGTTTTGGGATAGCAAACGCGGCAATACCAACAATCAAACCTTCTACCAAGTATTTAATCAAGCGTTTTGTGAATTCAGCTAGGTCAAACATTTCCATTATTATAATAAAACATTATATTTTTTATTTAGAATAATAATTAATTAATTATTTTTACTTAAATATAAATTGTTTGAATTAATTATAAATGGCTAGTATTACTCAAGTAGATCTCTTAGATGAAGATAAACCAATCGCAGGTCAAAAATTTTCTTGTATTTCTTTTGTTTCTCCAGAAAATCACATTAAACAACGGGAATTATATTATTTTGAAAATTTTGTAAAAAATTGGGATATGGTTAAATCTATAGATAAATTTCAATCATTCCTTAACTTTATTGGTTATAAATATAACTTGCAAACAGAAACTATCAATAGTGATTTACAAGAGTTTCTAAAGGAAGAAAGAAAGAATTTAATGGATTTCACAATTTATGACGATTATAAAACCTTTTTAGATAATAAACAAGATGATTTAGATAAAGAATATAATACATCACATAATTTTCAGACAAATGTTAGAGGTATTAAGGTAAGAGGCGTTTATTCAACGCAAGAAGAAGCCGAAATGAGATGTAAAACATTGAGAGAAAACGACCCAAATCACGATGTATACGTTGGACCAGTAGGTTTATGGATGCCTTGGGAACCTGAAGCATATAAAACTGGACGTGTTGAATACTTAGAAAAAGAATTAAATGATTTAATGCACGAAAAGAAAAGAAATGATGAAAGCGCAAAAGACCATTTTGAACAACGTATTAAAGAAACAAAAGAAAAGGCAATTGAAGATAATATTAAGAAAGCAGAAGAATCAGGAAATGTTCTAACCCAAATTCTTGATGAAGAAGGCAACTTAGTAAATGTAAATCAAGTAGATTATGATGCTATACCAGATGAGGATGTAATTATGCCTAATCAAAAAGGTGGTAAACCCGAAAATTTACCAACATCAGCAGATATTACAAAACAATTATTTGATTCTAAAAATGTTGAACTAGTTAATACAGATGATAATTAATAATTTAATAAAATTTTAAAATTATTCTAAAATAAATAAAACATTATATTATATATAATATAATGCTTTTTTTCATAAAAAATCTATTTACAAAAGTTATATCAACAAAAGTTCAAGCAATGTTAGTATTTGCAAGTGCAATTTATTTATGTATTGGTGAAAATCTAAATAATTTTAGATATATTGCAATTATATTAATGTTATTATCAGTAGCATTAATGTGGAAATTAAATAAAATATATGGAATTCTATGGTTACTTTTAATTGTTGGATTTATATTTGTAAATGATATTGCTGGATTAAATGTTGTTGGAATAGATGATTTAGAAGATGTTGGGACAGATGTATCAAATAAATCATTAGAAATCGCGCAAGATAGAGTGGAAGATAAAACAGGAGCATCAATCTGAATTTAAATAATTTTTAATTATATTTAAAATAGACAACTATGTCTACGTCTTATTTGATTACCATTTTGATTTTTTTAC